GCATTAAAGTAAAATCCCCACTTACCGCGGAAATAATCCATATCGTCCTCAATAGTATACGAGCCTTGTCTAGCTGGCCATACATGAGAATGTAGTCCTTGTAAATCATTCTCTACAAGAAAATCATTTAAGTGATCGTCTACATTTATTCCACTACCGGTACTGGGAAACTGATAACTTGGCATTTACCTCTACTAAATTAGTTATATTTTATAAATAGCAATTAGGACTCTATTTTACTATTAATCCATTTATAAGTTTCAGTTAATCCTAAGTATAGTGGTTGAGATGGTGCCCATCCTAGCTTTTCTTTTATTAAGGTGTTATCTGAAGTTCTTCCTCGTACTCCTTGCGGACCTGGGATGTTCTTAATCTCAATTTGTTTATTAGCTATTTTAGATACCATTTGAGCTAGCCCGTTCATTGAAATAATCTCTTCTGAACCAATATTGATAGGTTCTTTATAGTCTGAATTCATTAGACGGCGAACTCCTTCTAAAGCTTCATCAATATAAAGGAAAGAACGTGTCTGTAGACCGTCACCCCATACTTCGATAGTACCTTCTACAGGTGCTTTAGCAACTTTACGGCAAATAGCAGCAGGTGCTTTCTCCTTACCTCCATCAAAAGTACCTTCCGGTCCGAAAATGTTATGGAAACGAGCAACTCTAACATCTAGTCCGTAATTTCGGTTATAGGTTGCATATAGACGTTCAGAAAATAGCTTTTCCCATCCATATTCTGAATCAGGTTGAGCTGGATATACAGAAGACTCTTTACAGTTAGGATTTTCAGGATCTAACTGGTTATGCTCGTTGTATACACAGGCAGATGAAGCATAGAAGATCTTTTTAACGTTCTTTTTACGTGCTTCATTTAATACATTTAGATTTATCAGCATAGAGTTATGTACTACATCTGCATCATGTTCTCCGGTATTAATATAACCAGCTCCTCCCATATCTGCTGCTAATTGGTAGACTTCATCAAAAGAATTCTCACTATCTGCTTTTGCTAATGATACTTGCTTAGGAGAGTACATTACTAGTGAAGTTTTTAAAGGATCTCTTAAATCAGCTAGAATAAACTCATCTGCTGTAGAATCTGAAAAGTCTGGGTGCTTAATATCTACCCCTCTTACCCAGTATCCTTCTGATTTTAATCTTGTAACTAAATGTGAACCGATAAAACCACCGGCACCTAATACTAATGCTGTTTTCATATTCTATTAATTATATTTGTGTAGGCTGATTCGTAAGCTTTAAATAAATTTTTATCTCCATTCCCTGTATTATGTATAATAACAGGTACAGTTCCTGTGTTAGGGTTCTTAATATGGTCTTCTTTTGCAACTTCCTCAAGAGTATGCCAATCTCCGCTAGTTACCCAAAAGATTTCACATTGTGTGTCTAACTGAACAGTTTCTTTCTTTTCAAAATTATTATAAACCCAGACTCCTAATAGACCTTGATCTATGTTAGTAGGGTATTTTTTATACAAGTCAAATAAATCACTTAACATATCTAAAATATCTTCAACATACCCTATAAATGTTCCAGCATTTACATATTTGTAATCTGTATCTATAGTTTCAAACCTATCCTTAAAGGTAGCCCACTGGTATGTGAATATTTTTTCTGCTGATATTAGAAGTTTGGTTTTTTTCTCTAAGAAAATCTGTTCTGCAAAGGTAATATCTCTATTCACTAAAGTATCGTACCCGTCCATTACCATTACAACCTCTTTAGAGTCACATTTTTTAAGATACTCTTCTAAAATATACAACCTATTCGTAAAAGTTGTAAAAGATTCTCCTACTCCTATAAACTCAATAGGTGTTTTATACTTTTCTGCTGTTTGTTTAAGCAATTTTGCTTTTTCTTCAACAGTATCTAATGTTTTTTCAATTCCCCAAACTAATACTCTCATTTTATTCTATATTGACGGAACTTCTCCTTTATAAGCAGCATCTGTTGCTGTATTAAATCTATAACTTACTCCTGAGTATCTTTCCCAATCCTCTAATGTTCTTTCGGTACCTATTCCGTATATGTCTGTAACTTCCCCTCTTATAATCTTCTGATACTTTTCGTTACTTTTAGCTTGTAGTTTTAATATAGTAGCTTCATCAAAAGTATTCCAATGTCGTTTTCGGACTGGGAATAAGTATTTTAGATGCCAAACTATAAATTTATTTGGATTATATAAATCGTAACCGTGTGTATAAGATCTCAATGCTAGAGATCCCTCTTCTCCGTGAAAATATAAATCAGAATCATACGGTACATCCTTTACCCATTCTCCTGTTGTAAACAATAATGCTGCGCTTATATGTCGAGCAGGAATAGGTTTACTTGTATCTTCTGCAGGTAAAAATCCATACATAAAAAACCCATTAGTTAGAGAATCTAACTTCTGTTTCTTAACTACTGTTTCGTATTTAATTCCTTCTACTTCTTCAATATTAGTATCCCAATCTTCAGGAGGTAAAGCACCTTCGGCTGACATATCATAATAGTAAGGAGGTCCGACAGATATTACTGCTTTTTTTGTAGGCAGTTCTTTGTACATACTAATTAAAATTTCATCCCAATCTTGAGTAAAAAGCGTATGAGAATCTATTTGAAAATAGTAATCTTGGTTGGTAAATAATTCCCTTTGTATAATACTTCTAGCCCAGCAAACAGAACCTTCTACATCTTTCCAGTAAACTTTATAAGATTTTATTTGAGTGTTTTTATCAAATACTGTTATATCTTCCTCTTCGTCATACTGCCAGCAAATACCGATACTTATACGTTCTGGGTGCTTTGCTTTTGCTAAACAGCTATTAACCGTTTTTATCAATTCTTTATCTCGATAAGAAGCAATAGAAACAAAAATACTTTCTTTCATTTAAACTGTTTTTAGTTTTATTGAGAAGTAGTTCTCTAACTCACTTAAAGACCTCACATGTGTCTGTTTGAATAGGTATTCATTGAGCAACTTTATCGAATTATCTTCTATAAAATACTTTCCGTTATGTTCTCTATAAGGTTCATCTGTATTGGAGTCCCTATAATTGTAATTGTGCCATACTGTAGCTAAAGATGTTACTTTTATGTTCCATCCTTTAAGGTAACTCAGAAATGTCTGGAAGTCTTCTTCTCCGTTAAATCTAATATTATCCGGTATCTTTACTTCATCTATCCAGTTTTTTCTAGTAAATAAAAATCCTGCTGCTACCCAACGTGTATCAACTACCTCGTAATCTTTCAAGGTAGGTAGGTTTTCAGCTATACATCTATTATCATCTAAACTTACTTCTTGTAGGAACCTCTTAATACGTAGAGGAGTATTATTACTTAAATTTAAGTAATGCTTCTCATAATCTGGTACATCAAAATGATTAGGATATGTACTTAGTATAACCTTACTTTCTTCTATACTATTGTACTGATTTATTAAGATAGTATCCCAACCTTGTCTAAACCTGCTATGAGAATCTATTTGTAGAAAGTAATCTTGATTTCCTACAAGTTCATTCTTTATTCTATTTCTAGCATGTACTACTCCTTTAGCTTGTTCTTTTGGAGTATATATAATTTTGAGGTTTGGAAAATTGTACTCTTTTAACTTAGTATAAGCCTCTTCTGTATCCTGTAAATTAACCCCAACAGTTATTTGTTCAGGATTCATTGCTTCACTGTATAGGCTTTTTAGTGTATCAATAAGTTGAGTATCGCAGTAACTTGCTATAGAAACAAAAATACTTCCGTTATTAAAACTCCAACTATCCCAATACTCTCTAAACCAGTTTCCTTTAAAGCTGTTTTCAGCAACAAATTGAATCTGATCTCTTTCGTTAAATACTTCTGTGTTTAAGTAATATAGTTTATTAGGAATATCCTGCATATACCCTCTCATTCTGTAAATGTAAGAAGATAAAGTAGAATGGCTATTTCCTATAAACTTAATACTTCTTGTACATATAAGCTGTTCAATAATAGGAATCCAATTTACATCAAAACTTTCATATAGGTTAATCTCCGAAAGGACTGTATCATAGTAGTAAACTTTATAAACCTTTTCTAGGGGTTCAAAAAAAGCTTTATCCTTATGATCTGTTGCTATATACAGTTTTGATCCTTCTGGAATTTCCTGTTTAATATTTTCAAGTATTTGCTCACAAGTTATAAAAAGATCTTTATACTGGAAGTCATTACGTCTTATGTGTATAGAGTAGTATGATTTGTCTTCCAGTTTGTTTATAAACTGCCAAGCTGTATCAAAAATATCAGAACGGTACCGTATATACTTTGCTACAAGTTTTTTGATCTCTCCGTTTAAACTTGTATAGATAGTCTGATAAGAACTTCCTAGTAGGTTGCTATCTAAGAAAAGATTATCTTCTTCTGTAAAATAATCGCTTGCATTTATTACAGATCTTTTTTTAGTAAACTTATGAGGAGGTTGTATCTTCTCAAAGTTAATTACATTATTTACTACATCAAAGTCTAAAACTTTACTAATTGATTTAACCGTATCGTAACTAACTTCTATATTTTTTTCTTTACAAAAATCTTCAAAAGATATAGACTTTACTCCTAGATCAGAAGTATCAAAGAAAGAACCCATACTTGATTCACCTTCTAATAGGTACATTCTATAGGAAGGAGGTAGTACTAGTCTTCTATTTGTCAAATAAGCTAGACATAATGCTAACTCTAGAGACATTCTAATATTATTGAAACCCCCTGGCCATGGTTTAAAAACTAAGTTTCCTTTTTCTCCAGTATAGAACTTAAATATATCTATGAAGTCCCACTTTAGGTGGTATAAAAAATCTGTCCTATGCTGGTCTACAAAAGTCAGTAAGGTATTATCCGTTTTATTTAAGGTCTTTGATAACTCAATAGGAGCTTTTTGATTAAAGGTATAATCTTGTTTAAAGAATAATGTATTTTTTTCTGAATCTTCTATCTTATTAGGATAGTGTATTAAATCTCCTATAATACTTCTACCTGAGGTATTCCATGCTGTACATGTACCTAAGTCCTCTATGGCGGTTACTTTTAATTTTGCATCAAAGATAGCAAAGTCTAGTCCCCACATTTCAGCTTCCCACTTTCCTGTTTCTTTTCTTAAACTTTCACAGTATCTTGTGTAAGATTTGTAAATATCCTTTAAGCTTTTAAATTGGATAGCAAACGGATACATTAATTGATCTCCTTCTGCTTTTTCTTCGTAACCATTAAGAGGTCTATAATCTATAAACTTCTGTCCGACTATTTCTCCTTCTTTAACTGAGATATCTACCGGTTTAGTAAATATCATATCAGGATCTAGAAATAAAAGCCTATCTGAATCGTTAAAGTAGTTAGCTTCACATAACCATTCTATAGCTTTATATTTGTTAGGGATTCCTCCCCACCAGTCATTATTCTCTACCTGCCATTTATGTGCCCAATCTGGTTGTGGTATAACTGTTACATCCGGTCCTATATTAAAATCTGGGTTTTCGTTTTTATGCCCTTCATCTCCGGAAAGTAAAACAACTAACTTACCTTTTTGTTTCACTTTTTTCATGGACCAGTATAGGAGTTTTATTTGCCATGCTTGATATTCACATCGACTTGTTCCTACTACTATGTAATCCATCTTAACCTATAAATTTATAATCTGCAAATGTGTAATGTAAAAAGAAGTTTCTAAAGTACTCACCTTCAAAAGGCTCTATTCGTCCGTGCTTATTTGTAGCAGATTCGTATAGAATCATATCTCCAGGTTCAGCATAAACCTTATGCCATCTTCCTTGATGATCTTGTATATCTAAAGGCCAGTCCCTGTCAACTTGTTTATCTACTATAATAATAGACGATACATGGTGTGTCGCTATTGTATCTGTGTGAGGTTCTAATATAGCACCTCTCTTATAAGATCTAATACCGTAGATCCACTTTGGTACTAGTCGTTCCTTATTTCCTATAAACTCCTCATGAATAGGTTGTAGTTCTTCTGCAATAATTTCTCTAATACGTGAGAAAGCATCCATACTTAATATCTCTACCGGAGCGTTACCCTGACTATCATGTATAAAATTTGTTATACCGTTCCAGTTTTCTTCTCTAATAGTAGGTTTCAGTAAGTTATAAGCTTCTGTTATCAACCTAAATGTTTTTTCTGGTACCTTAACAACTTTAAATCCTAATTCAGTCAATCTTGGTAGATCTTCTAATTTAGAAAAAGTTTTCTCTGCTGGAGCTACAGGTTTTGTTAATTCTAAATACTCTTTTGCAAGTCTAGCATCTTCTGCACCATTAAATACATTTTCTCTAAACCATTTCGTAATAATAACCTTCTTACCTTTTTTTACTGGAAGTCCTGCATGTAAAGCGGCTGAGTTTTCAGTACCTGTTCCGTCAGAATTTTTCCAAACAACTGCAGTACCTTTAATTGGTTGAAAAGTTTTTCCAATAGTTGGAAAATCTGTCTCTCCTCCTTCTTCTACATCATTTAAGTATATCATAAAGGTCCAAGTTCTCTGCCCACTAGATAAACAATGGTTATGGTAAGCATCTTTACCAAATGCATCCTGGTGGTGTCTAAATTCTTGACCTACTTCGTATATCTGTCCTTGAGTCGGTTCTGAAAATTGACCTTCTATACCTAACTCAGTATACATTTTTTGATTTACAGCTGCTACTATAGGGTCTGCATCTGTTAAAATCGAAGTAGAACTTGTACGACCTTCATCGTACTTAATTGACTGGTCTCCAGAGCCAGCTACACTAGATCGTGCGCTGCTTTGATGAGTAAGTCCTACAATGTAATCACATTCTTCAGTAGTTAGAAACTGTGGGATGGAAAACATCTCCAATCCGTGATCATTTTGTACATATATTCTTTCCATATAAGGGTATTTTATTATCCGTCACAAGCTACACAGTCTTCTGCAGTTCTACTTCCGATATCTCCATTAATTACAGAATCTGTTCTTAAATAATATAAGGTTTTTATTCCTAACTTCCAAGCCGTCTGGTGAACTAAGTTGATAAATCTAGGGCTATCTGTTGGATCGAATGCTAAATTTAAAGATTGAGTCTGATCAATATACTGTTGACGTATTGCAGCTTGTTCAACTAACTGTAATTGGTTAATTTCAGCAAATGTTAAAAAGATTGGCTTATCTTCTGTTGGCATTACATCTTCTGGTAGGTTAGCGATAGAACCTCTATCTTTCATAATCTGATCCCATACTTCATCTGTATTATGACCTCTTTCTAATAAATAAGATTCTAACTCAGGATTTTTACGAATAAAAGTACCTTTCCCTGAATTAAATGTATAGATGTTTGCTGGTAATGGTTCAATACCTGCTGATACTCCTCCTGAGATTGTTGAATTAGATACTGTAGGTGCAATTGCAAGTAAGTGGGTATTTCTCATTCCTGTTCCTTTACACCAAACTGGTTCTCCGTACTCATCAGCTAACTTTCTAGAAGCTGCTTCTGCTTGAGACTTAATTTGAGAAAATATTTGATGGGTTAAACTGTTAGCTGCAATTCCAATAAAAGGAATCTTCTTCTGCTGCAATAGAGTATGCCATCCTAATACTCCTAAACCAATTGCTCTACCTTTTTTAGCAGAACGATGTGCTCTAATTAAAGACTCTTTTCCGTTAGTCTTAACCAAGAACTCTTCCATTACCCCATCTAAAAAGTAGATTGCAGTTTCTACTAAGTCAGTAGCTTTCCATTCTTCCCACTTAGCTAAGTTTACTGAGCTTAAACAACAAATAAAACTATGTTCCTCGTCTGTATGTAAAGTAATCTCTGAACAGATATTAGTCATCGTTACTTCTAAGTTATTCTTAATATATGCCGGAGGGTTAGCGTTGTTCACATTATCCTTAAACATAATATAAGGTTCTCCTGTTTCAACTCTAGTCTTTAGTATTTCTACCCAGACTTCCATTGCCTCAGGGTCTCTACGCTCGATCTTTTGCATAAAGCTATCATCCACTACAACACATTGATGTAGGTTTAGACACTGTCTATTCGGATCTCCTTTAGGACGTCTAATTTGTAGGAATTCTTTAATGTCCGGATGATTAATATCTAAGTTTACAGATGCTGCTCCTCTACGTACTGCTCCTTGATTAGTTGCAATAATAGTAGAATCGTAAATCTTTGCCCAAGGAATAACTCCTTCTGATTGCCCTAGATCTCCGTTGCCGATTTTACTTCCACGTCCTCTAATTTTAGAAAGACCAATTCCAACGCCACCTCCTAAAGAAGTTAATCTCATTAACTCAGCATTTGTTAATCCAATTCCTCTAATAGAATCTGGAGTATCAATACCGAAACATGAAATAGGTAATCCTTTATCGGTTCCTGTATTAGAAAGAACTGGAGAAGCTAAGTTCAACCAACCTTTCCACATATATTTAAAAAACTTAGCTGCTAAATCAGGGCGATCTAATCTTGCTGCTACTGTATCTGCTACTCTCTTATAAGCTTTGCGAGGGGTTTCTCCTGGTAAGAGGTATCCTTTTGAAATTGTTGCTAAAGAAATCTCATTCATCCATTCAGGATAGTCTTTTCCTGCCTCCCAGGTGGAAGTATCTACTTGTAATGCCATTGTGTAATTAATTAAATGTTCTTAAAATGCTGTTGACCAGTCCATATGACCTTTAGAGTAGTTAGTTACTCTATTAGCAAAAAAGTCTGTATGTTGTTTTCCTGCAATAACTGCATCAAACCACTTCATAGTCTTTAATGCTCCTGCGTCAATCTGATCAGAAGGAATCAAAGGTTTTAAACCTAGGTCTCCCATTTTAGTATTAACTCTATGTTTAATAAAGTTCTTAAGATCATCCTTAGATAGATTTTCTAAATCTCCTAATTCAAAAACCTTATCAATGAAATCAAATTCTAACTTAAGTGCTAAATTAGCTGCGGTTTCGATTTCTTCTTGTAACTTATCTGTTTTGATTTCTGGGTATTCTGAAAGTAATTGTCTGAATAACCAACAACCTGCCTCTGAGTGTAATGATTCATCTCGTACAGACCATTCAACAATCTGACCGATTCCTTTGAGCTTGTTTCTCATCTTAAACGATAACAATACTGCAAATGATGAGAATAAGTTTACACCTTCTGTGAAAGCTGAAAAGATAGCTAATGATTTAGCTCGTTCATGCCAATTAGGGGTACCGTCGTGGCTATCTCTAACATCCATCAAAGCTTCAATCTTAGCTTTCGTTGCTTCATCTTCTAAGAACTCTGCAAAATTATCTAAACCTAATTGTTCGTTAAGTAAAGAGTAAGCTTCTGCATGAATAGTTTCAAATGAACCAAAGGTAGTTCCCATCATGATGATTTCCGGTTTTCTAAACCAACTAGTAACTAACCCTGTCCAGTAGTCATTAACTACTGTTTCTGTTTGAGCAAAACCTTTTAATATACCGCCGACTACATTCTTTTCGTGATCTTTCAGATTAGATTTCCAATCTGTTACATCTTGCGCCATTGGTACTTCGGTGTGAAGCCAGTGTGCTTGTTGTTGCTTTAACCAGTAATCATACGCTTTTGGGTATTCAAATGGCTTATAAACAACTCTTTCATCTCTTAGTCCCATAGTATATTTTTAGTGTGTTAAATAATAAAATCCCCGGTTTGTTTTAGCAGAAAATGCTTCCGGGGATGTAGAAATAAATAGCATCTTCTTATAAGTTGGTCTTAATTTTCTTCAAAAAATTTCTTAGCAATCTCAAAATGAGTACCTTGAGGACTGCTACCTCCTTCATCTAGAATAGCTTTACTTTCAATCTCAATATGACCATTATTTGTATCCATTTTAACATTATATGTCATACCATCTTGTCCGTATCTATTCTTCATAACGTGAAGACGACCTGTGCCTAATACTTTATCTTCTTTCTGTCTAGATAACGATAAACAAATATCTGCTACCATCATTTTATCATACGAACCAGCTGCTTTATCTCCTTCAATTACGTTATCTTTAGCTCCCATTCGGTTTACCTGAGACGGTGTAAGTACTGGTATTTTTAACTCTTTAGCTAAACTCTTAGTAGCAATAAATACGTCATCAATCTCATCTTTACGTTCTGCAAACTTCCCTTTAGATGGAGCTTTCAAATAATCTACATAGTCGATTACAATCATATCCGGTTTATGCCCCATGTCAATACATTTTTGAACATGGCTCTTAATGGTATTTACTGTCGCTGCTTTAGGAGCATATTCTTTTACAATAAGCTTACCTTTAAGGTTATTGATTTGAGCTTCTACGTCTTTTCTATGCTTATTTACTTCATCAATAGAGTAGCCAGTAAAGTAACAGTCAAAACGTTTACCTACGTAGTCTTCTCCTAACTCTAAAGTATAGTAGTTAACTTTAAATCCTAACTTAACTGCATGGGCGGCTGCAGCAACCATTGTCCAAGATTTACCTCCACCTGGGTTACCAAATACGATAATCAAATCTCCAGGTCCCCATCCTCCTTGAATTGTTTCATTCATAGAAGGCCATGGTGTAGGTATAGTAGGTCTGTAATCTGTTCTATACCGAGACTCTACATCTTTGTCGTATTCGTGTCCAATATTCTTATCCATTGCAGCTTTCATAGCTTTTTCGATCAGGTTTCTAATTCCTTCGAAATCGCTTTGCTTTAATAAATCTGCAGAGGATAAAATTGCAGCTTTCATTTCTTGATTCTTACAAAAAGTAGTAAACTCTTCTTCTACGTAATCTAAATCATCTTGAGAAGCTGCATAGGAGTTTCTTAACTCTTCTTTTAAGGCTACCTGTAGTACTTCGTTTTCAACTTTTTGAAGTTCTACTTTAAGTACGTCCATTGTAACAGTAGTGTGGTACTTATCAAAGTATTTCAGAATCTGACCAATAATCCACTTATGTGCATCTGAGTCAAAATACTCTTCTTTTAGTACATCTCTTACTGTTAGAAGGAACCCTTTATCTGTTAATAAGGCACCTATTACTTTAATTTGGAAAGGCTTTCCATATTGCGTTAACTTCTGCAATGTCATATAACTTATTGTTTAAAAACCGTTAATGTTCTAAAATTCTCTAACCAACCCTCTGTGTTCTTAGTTATACCTTCTATTTTATCAATATCTAATAGATGTAAAAAGGCTCCTGTTTGTAAAGGTGGTATAGGCTCTTTCAATACACTTAATATATGAAGAATTTCTTTATCATCCAACTGCCCTTCATGTAAATTCATCAGTTGGTAGTTAGTTTTTACCCGATCCCAGTTATGTATAATCTTAGCAAAAATAGACTTACCATCTAGGTTTTGCTCACATACTGAGTAGATATCTTGTAGTTCGTAGTTTGGATTACTCAGAAGTCCTGGGAATTCTTTTACTAAGGTTTTTAAACCTAATCCCTTTACTCCGGAAAGGTTATCTGAGTTATCTCCTAATAAGGCTTTTACTATGTTGTAATTCTGTGGAAGTACTTCTAACTCTTGTACAATGTTATCTTTAGTATAAAGTGTTTTCTTAATAGGAGAGTATACTGAGATACATCCGTCTATTAATTGTAAGAAGTCTTTATCAGAAGATACAATTGTAACTTGTTTTCCGGATGCTGAAGCACCTAGAGCTAAGTCCGCAATGATATCATCTGCTTCTAACTTCTCCATTGTCAAGCTCTGTACCGGTAAGCATTCAAGATAGTCTCTTAATCTATCTAATTGAGCAGAAAGTGATTCATACTCTTCTTGCTTATTCTCATACATACCCCAGTTAGTAATCCTTGTATGTTGTCTCTGTGCTTTATAGTTTGGGTCTATATTCTTTCTATTAGTAGAAGAACCTTTACCATCAAAAACACACACTACTCTTGTAGGGTCAACTGTACGTACTAAGTATCCTAGAGATCTAAGGAAGCCTACAAGACCACCGATATGGTGGCCTTGAGGGTTCATTGCTTTGAGTGTTGAGAAGCTACGAATAAATGTATTCATAGAATCTATGATCAAGATATGATCGTTTAACTCTCTAGGCGGGGACTCTTTAAGGTTATTTATAATTTTGCTATAGTCTGTCATTAATCTTCTAGTATTCCTGTTATGATTTCATCTTCTTCCATGTCTCCTTCTTCAACTAGACTAAAATCAACAGATCCTAAAAGCTTTAACCAGTGATCCTTATGTGAATCTTTATACTTATCGATTGCTTTCTTATCGTCTGCAATAAAACCATGAGGTGTCATAACGATTCTTCCTCTTGTCTGTACACCTTCTATATGGTTCTTTTCAATTTGTATATTTGTTCTTTTAGCAAATTCAACCTGTAAGCCACTTTTAATAGCTTTAATTTTAGAAGTTCCTGGATTAGTGATGTTACCGAATGTAATTACTAATGTTGCATCATACCACATCGACATACCGCCTTTGTTTTGTAACTTAGGCTGCGACATTGGTGAATCTGGCTTCTGTGTCCATACCTTATTAATAGCTACTAGAGTATTAGTGTAAGGAGACCCTTCTTTTCGAGATAATAAGATCTTCTGGTTTAGGTTATTACCAAACTGTGTAGACATCGCACCTGCGTTCCATTCATTGTTATTCTTATTAGAACGTACTGATAAGTCGCAAGGAACTGATCCTACTGAGTCCCAGAAGAAACACATATCATGAGGTAAGTTACCTTTTGCTTGTTCGTCTAACAAGTCAGCGATATATGCTGCTACATCTTCAATTGTGTTTAAGGTACCTCTATCTGCATAAAGGAAAAAACCTTCGTAGTCTACAATTTCACCAGTTGATTCATCTACAACTTCTTCAAACTGTAATCCCATCTCTTTAGCATGACTCCAAGACCATTTCATCTCAGTGATGATCAATACAGGGAGTATTCCCATCTTTTGAGCGGATACTGCTGCTTCAAGTAATGCAGTAGTTTTTCCAGTATCACTATGCCCACGGAGCAGGGTAATATGCCCCGTAGGTATGCCCGGTATAGACGTAATGTCTTGAAAAGCTTTTGATAGAGGAATCCATCCTTGCTCTTTGAACTTTACCGAAGCATTAGCGAAACCTTTCTTCTTCTTAAAATTTCCTAAGTTAAATCCACCCTTTACTATAGCAGATGCTTTTTCTGCTGTTGCGCTTTTTGCCATTTATTTTATTCGTTAAAAAGGTCATCAAATTTACTTACCGTGTCTTTTAAACCAGGTGCTGCTGTTTCTAAAGTAAAGTCAGTTGAATGACTTCCTAAAGTCTGAGTCAGGTTATCTGCTGGAGGAGCTGCTGGAGTTTCCTCATCTGCTGAACCAGGAGTTAAGTAATTTTGTAATTGCTTTTTAATGAACTCATAATCGTATTGAGTATGAATCTCAACAGGGTGTGGTTGGTTCTTTAACCATAAGTCAACTTGTGCTGCATTATCTGATAATGGAGTCTGCTTAGGTCGAATACGAACCGATGTGGTAGGGTATGGATTACCAGCAGCAACTTCTACTACTAAATCCCATCCATTCATTACGTCTGTGTAATCTCCTACTTCTTCGTCTTGAGCTAATGCTAATAACGCTTTGTAGATTGTTACACCAAATCCCCATAAACGAACACCTTTATCTTCTTCACCTTTTACAATTACTGGTGCGAAAATACGTGTCTTAGGGTTAAGTTTACCGGCTAATGTCCAGTTATCCTTGTCTGAAGTTTTCTTTAATTCCTTAATAAATTCTTCAATAGGATCTTGTTTACCGAAGTTAGATAAAGCGGCCATAGGGTATTTACCAATTCCATAGTGAAACTTCACTTCCTTAAATGGAAGATTAGGATCATACATAGAAGGTACAATACGAATAGTGCTTTTACCAATTTCGGGTTTCCAGAAGGTAGCTGAATAGTCTACTTTCTCTCTTTCTTGTCCGCCGTTGTTTAACGCAGACAGCTTTGCTTTGATTGCATCTAGATTCATAATATAACTTTAATTGTTTATAACTTATTAAATATACGAACTTTCTCTTAATTATCCAACTCTACAATCTTAAATAATTTAGTATTTACTCTTTTTAATTCCGGACCTTTTGTTAATAGAATACAGTTCTTGTAATCAGTCCAGTTAATCTTAAAAGAAGTATCTAACACTCCGTTATTAAGTTCTTTGATTAGGGTATTAAGGGCGTTGATCGTATACAGGGTATTTGCTTCTTTCTTACGATGTACTAAAATAGTATTATCGATAAAGTTAGAAACGTTGCCAAAATCTACATTATAGGTACAAATGTACTCATCTTGGCTTTTTGAATATAAAACGAATATCTTATTATAGATAATTCTATATTTCTGTACTATATTTTCTATTGTTGCATCCAATTCCTCTCCTGTGGAGAAGGTGCAGAACAGTTTATTGCTCATATCCTCAGTTAAATATATTTGATCGATATCGTAATCGAATCGACTTTGAGACATAACATTTTCCATTGTGTAATTATAAATATTAAAAGGTTTTACAAAACCAGGTTTTCTGATGTTTTTATTTTAACTGGGTATTTTTTATTTTCGCTTAGTATAAGTGCTAATTCGTTTAGTATATGTTCTCCGTCCTCTTTTGCATAGTCAAACAGTATCGCATCGTATGTATAAAGAGCTATCTTAGTCTTCTTATCTCTAAGGTATTTTAACACTTCCTTTAATATAAGAACATTCCTTGCAGTCTCCAACGATTGCATGATATAATTCATAAGTTTCTGCGGGTGCATATCCTTAAGGTTCTGATTAAAAGGTTTGTTACTTATAGGAGTCCGTGCTTCTCCTTTAGAGAATTCACTCCATAGGTAATTAATATAGTTTTGAATCTTTACAAAGATTTCTAAATTCTTATATCCATCTGGTATTCTACCGTAAATGGCTTGAAAATTTATTTGTTTTGCTTCTTGGTATTCTTCTTGAGTAATATCCTCTTTACCGAAGTAGTATTTACCTAGAGCTTTATGAGCTGATTCTCCTTCTATTCTGAAATCAATTTGCTCTGATAGTAGCCTTAAATGATATCCATCGAAGTCAAATTCAACAAAGCAATCATATTGCGGTATAATAGCTTTTCTGTACTCTTCCTCTTTAGGTATTGCAGCAAAGTTTATACTATTAAATGCATTAGTAGGTCTAGAGGTACTGTTATATAGGTTATAGTACGTATACGTTACGTTATCCTGTATATTATATTTCGGAGTATTTGGTTTAAACAAATCAACAAATGGCTGGTATATTACTCTCAGTCCATGTTGTTCTAATAAGTAGAACACTTTAACAGCAACATCGTTATAAAACTTAAAAGATGCTTCTGTAGGCTCTTCTATATACTTCTCTATTACTTCAAATACCTTTTCACTTTGTTCATGTAGCTTAGATAAAGGTACTATCTGATTAACATTATCAAAATCTTTGAATTTATTATAAAACCAATTAATTGTTGATAGTTTACTAGGAAGTTCAATTTTTTCATAGTACCAGAAAGCTCTCCAAAGATTAATGTCAATTGCATCTACTAATGGAAAATGATAGAGTAAATTCTTCTTATCTAGAACATAGACTTTCTTATAAGCTTTAAGTAACTGGAGGACTTCTGCTTTATCTACGTTTAAACCTTCATCATGGTTAATAGGAATAATATAACCTCCTGTATCATCTAAAGGTCTAATATAAACTGCTACAGTTGTGGTAAGTTTAGGATGGAAATTATCATTAGATGAGATAACGTCTACATAGACGTCTACATCTGTATAACTTCGAAGCCGGTCTAGCTGCTGCTGATTTTCTACTATATAAAACATTTCTTATAACCTTTTACTTAAGATACGAACTAATCTGTTAAGATCAAACTTAACATTGTTTTATATCATAAAGTTTTCCGTCCCTATCAATCTTTGCAGTATAGTCTCCATACCCTTCTACACGGATAGTGTAGTATAGTTCGTAGGATTCTGGTGCTTCGATTTTTGGATTAAAGTTAGGGATCTTTCTGATAGGTAAGTAAATATTTCCCTTATCAGCGTTTTTAGTTCTATAGTATACAACGTCTTTTTTAGGGTTGCCCTGGTCATCTACTAAAGGTCCTTCTTGATTGTAAATTTTCATACTAACCGGTGTAAAAGATCCACAAGATCTCTCAGCACTAGGATTACCTACCTGCGCTTGATACCAGGTTAATGATTTAGCATATGCGGAAGTAGAGTCTGCACTCTGAGATCCTTCAGCGGCAGCATTAGCTCCTTCGTTTGCTTGAGATTGAGGTAACTCCGGAAGAGGAGGTAATTCTTCTTCTTCTAGTACTTTTTTAGTTGTTGAAGATACTACATTAGATCCTTCATTCACTATTGTAGTTACTTCGCTTTTTTGTTTCTTGAGAGCAATAAACTTAGAAGGCTCTTCTACAACAAATTGCTTTAAATCAGAAAGAAAGTCTGAAATTCCAGGTATAGCTTCTTCAGCCTGTACAACAACGTCTCTATTCCTAGCTTCGGCACCTGGGTAGATATATCCATTTACTGTCTGATCTTCAGAAGGTCCTAGGAGGTTCCATTCTAACTTAGTTCTTCTATAGTAACCTTTATCCGCAATACTTCTATATGTTTCAGAAGTTATTTCTTTTATTTCCCCATTTCTGACATCTTGTAAAAAGTATCTCCTAAATACCCCCTGTACGTAGTCTTCTTCTGTTGGCTTAGGGTAGTAAAAAAATTCTGTTGATTTATTCTTTAGACCCGGTAGAACCATGTTATGTGCAGGGTTAGTACCTAGGTTTTCAAATAACTTAATTGCTTTAGCAAAATTACCTTTCTTCAAATCTTCTAAAGCAATTTTATACTTACCTCCCCATGATGTTACAACCGCTACAGTATCTTCTACAGGCTGTCCTAATACGTCTACATACTTAGCGTAATCGTTTATTGCCTCACCTGGGTTATTTCCGATAGCTTCTACTACATATTGTGAACCCGGTACGTAGCTTGTTATGTCGCTTAAACTTGCCATCTTATAATTGTATTTCTTTATCGTTTATTAACGTATAAGAGAATGTACCTCTTTTAGTTTTCTTTTGACTTTTATCAACTAAAGCCATTAACCTTCTATGCTGATCTGGGTTAGCAAATACTTGACATCCTGCAGACCAGTTATCTACAGTTTTATTTGTAGAGTAGTATTCCCCAGAATTATGTATCTGCATTCCTCCACCATCTTCAAAAAGACCTGCAGTAGTACCGTGTTTACCTCTTGGTGTAACTGCTAAGTCAATCCAGTTATCTCGGTATTCTTTATCTCTATGTGCAGTTTGTGCTTTAACAGATCTCAAAGCTCTATGCGGTTTAGCTCCGTGGTTTGAATGGAACCCTACTGTATACTGGTTAATATACTGTTTTTCAAACATAGTACCTGTACCGTTTGGATTGTTTCCGGATGGATTAAATTTCTTATTAGTTGCTAACGTGTAACCAGCTCCAGGTACTGTAGTAGCTGGGTAGCTTTCAGCAAACTTCTGTCCGTTTTCAACCCAAGCTACAATTATAATATCATTAAACTTATTAGTGATAGGATGCAACACTCCTCTACCAGGAGGGTTAGCTGCTCTTTGTCCTGATGTATTTCTTACACCTACTATGTTTAATTCTAATTCTCCTTCAAACCATTGATACTTCTTCTTCTGAACTGCTGCTTTTACCTTATCGTACTGTACATTTGTACCTAATGCTGTCTGTGTTCTTAATATATCAGTTCCTCCTTGTGTTGAACTATTACCCTGCGTACTAACTGGGTTTTCCTGTTTAACAGCTGTACCTGCAGTAGCAGATCCTGCGCCTTTTAGGAATGATGTGGAACCTTTTTCAAGTTTTGAAAGGTTGTACATCATTGCTCCTATCTCGGATTGCCATCCATTTTCGTCTATACTGTGATCTACTTTTGTAACTATAAACCCTACTGTTTCGTTAGAGTAAGCATTAGGTAGTACTTTAACTGTATTACTTGCTAACTTAAAAACTTCTCCTATTTTAAAGCCACTTAAACCATATAGTTTAAAAGATAGTTCCATAGGAAGTGGTCCGGGAGGTTGTTCTCCTTCCGATATACATACTTCAGAGGCAAGTTTTGCTTGGTAGGTTTGATGTCCTGATAGTAAACCTTGAAACAGGTCAGGGTCGTATTGCTGATCAGTAAACATAGCAGTTCCATTAAATTTCTCAAAAGCCTCCATACCTCTATCTTTCCATTCTCCATAAGCCTTTAGGAAGTCTGCATCGGCTGCTGCAGCGTTATATGCAGCAGTTAGTAGTTCATCTGCTTTATCGGCAGGTTTATCTGTTTTTATAGGGGTAAGTCTATCCCGATGTCCTCTATTCCACTGTATTAGTTCTTTTACATCTTGCTTGGTTCCTGTATTAGTCCCTTGTGCTGCAATTGAAATTTGATTTACTAACTTATTAGTTATCTTAGATTCTGTTTTAAAATCGTAAGCAAAAGAACCTAACCCTACTAAATCTAATTCAGCAGGTTTCTTAGCTGCCTGTGGGAGTCTACATTTTCTATCTACAATAGACCATTCATTAGTCTCTTCGTCATATGTTACATCCAGTTCATTAATACCTCCTAAAGCTTCATTTATACCTCCAAGTATAGATTTAAAAATATCTAACAAACCAGGTTCGTTTTCGGATTCTTGATCGTCGTCGTAAATTGCGTCAAGTTTTTCGTAAAGATATTGATTAGATACACAAATACTGAGTACATCGTCAGGGTATTTTGATAAGTAGCTTGTTAAGTCTGAATGTAGTGCCTGTTTAGCAGGTTTTGATTCAAATTCATCATTCTCATCAGATAGGTTTGGTATTACGCATACAAATGGATTAATACTGTAATGATTCCGATGTGTAAAGTATTTATTACCTTCTTTCAATCTTATATTAAGAGCTTTCTGTCCTTTTCCTTCGCTCATGATTGCAGCGGATTGCAGGACACTACATACAGTTCGTAAGCTCATATAAATGAAAACTGTATCCTTATCAAAGAAGCTATCAGGTTGTTTTATATCAAAACCGGGTGCACACCACGTTTCTAAATAACGTTCATCTAATACTGCAGCGAATTTTGGGGATGTTTCTGCAATTGCTGCTTTACAGTCAGCACCGACTAATTGACCGGATTTACTAGCTAATTCTAGTCTTTTACTAAAGTAATGTAATGGGCTTTTTCTTTCTGATTTATCTACGTTTCCTTTTGCTAGAGCTATTAGATCAGTCTCAGTAATACCTGGATCGAAAGAAGTTTTTAAAGACTCAATTACTTCCCCCTTAGATGCAAAACTTAAAGTAATGTCGTAACTACCGTCTGAATTAAAAGACCATGAGTAGTTTTTACAAATACCAATTATAGCATCGTAATTACCTTCAGTATCTTTTCGAGCTTGTTGAATAGCTGCTTGAACACTTATATGGGTAGCTCCAGTACTGAAAAACTCGTCTCTAGGTCCAATAGGTCTTACAGGTGCAGTTTTTTTAGATGTCCTAAATATTGTATGACCCCATTCTAAAAGGAAACTAAAACCCGGTCTACAGTATAGTTCGAAAATTATATCTATATCATCTTTATTAAAAGCTTTAAGAGTTATTTCAACATCTCGTAAAGTACCAAAAGTTCCTTTAGATTTTATTTGAGCGCCTACAATTCCAGGTCTAGGTGTAAATCCTCTACCGTCTGAACCATCTGGGCGATACCCTACAGGTGTTCTATAAAAACTATCCTTTTTAAAAGCTAACCCTCCTTCTATTGTAAAATCAGAAGCTGAGTATTTTGTTGAGCTAACTCCTGATTCTACACTTGAGTATAAGGTTACATATGGTGCAGATCCGTGAAGAAGTGAGTTAGCTTCTTCAGAAAACTTACGTTTATTTAACAGCTCCTTTCTAACGTTAATTTGATTAGTTACCCAGTCTGATAAAGTCTGTCCTAAAAATTCTCCCATTACCTTTCTCTATTTACCTTTTGAAACAATAAAATAACTGCATCTTTATCATGAGGTATTCTAAGCTGTACTCCAGGTGTTGGTATTAAATTAAACCTACTATGTGTATTAGCACTAGCAATAATCCACCATAAAGAAGCATCCTTATAGTACTCTAATGCTAATGTATCGTAACGATCTCCACCTGTGGTTATTATATAAAAATCGTCCTCATGTTCTGGGATATCAGGATAGATGGGGTTTCTTTTATATCGAACACCATCTGCTGTTTTATATTCCTCTATAAGTCCGTATCTATTCATTAT